GTTTTCTATAGGGTGTAAAGAATGGGATGTAGGGATTATCTCAACATAAGCTTCCTTATATTGAGATAATCCCTACATCCCATTCTTTACACCCTATAGAAAACTCAATATGTGCTTTATATATTAAACCTTTAAATAGTTTAAAAGGGTATATTATTCCTATAAACCATAGTGAAACAATAAATTTTGATATAGAAGAGGGAGAAAAGATATTAAATAGCATAGAAAAAATATATGTAAGAGATAAAAAAGAATTCCTACATTATTTACAACTCAAAAACTTACAACAACCACCCCCAACATCTACTACGTATATACCAGAATTAACACCCGCTCATACTTATCTATACAATAAGTACACTAATTTAAAACACCTTAACCCCCTAGTACCCATAGTTAAACATTACGAGGTATGCGAACAAAATTATAAAAATTTTAAATTAGGTGTTCCAAATGCATTTTACCATAATAAAGCATCCCTTGTGTTTGGTATGTTAGAACAAACGGGAATTAAAGTAGATAACACGTTATTTAAGCAGTGTTTCAATAAAGACACAGATGGATATGTATACACAAAGTATAATTTAAATACAACAACAACCCGACCTTCTAACACTTTTAGAGGTATAAATTACTCGGCTTTAAATAAAGATAATGGAGAAAGAAAATGTTTTATCCCCCGCAACAACCATTTTATTGAAATGGATATTAGTGCTTATCACCCTACCCTTTTGTCTAATCTTTGTAACTATGATTTTGACGATGTGGATGTTCACAAGTCTTTTGCAAAAATGTATGGAGTGGAGTATGCTAAGTCCAAAGAAATCACCTTCAAACAAATTTACGGTGGAATTTGGAAAGAATATGAAAATCTTCCGTTTTTTCAAAAAGTAAAAGTATATACGAATGAGTTGTGGGAGAAGTTTCAAAGAGAAGGGTATATAGAATGTCCTATATCTGGACATAAATTTGAAAGAGATAAATTGGATAACATGAATCCACAAAAACTTTTAAATTATTTACTTCAAAACTTGGAAACATCAACTAACATTCTTATATTATGGGATATTTTTAAAATTTTAAGAGGAAAAAATACTAAACTAGTGTTATATGTTTATGATTCTTTTCTATTAGATTTTGATAAAAATGAAGAGGATATTATAGAAAAAGTACACAATGTATTTAAAAATAGAAAATTACAAATAAAAACAAAAATAGGCAAAGATTATAGTTTTTGCACCAATTAAATATGCTTGATACTTTAAAAGATTTAACCCATACGTATAACATATATGACTTTAATAGTGATATAGATCTTACATCAATGAATAATAGACTATTTTGTACTTTTACTACTCTAGATGAACTTAATGGTTTAATTGATCAGTTATCAAACAGGTATACTATAATGTACAACAAAATGTTTGTACTACAGATCAAAGTTAATGATGAATATGTTGTAACATACAATGTTGATCAAGGAAATGTAAATGACATCCCAGACAACACCATCTTAGTACATAGAAAAAAAGAATCTAATACCCTATATACTATAAATGCTCTTAATGAGTTAATAAAAAAACTAAATGGTGGAGTTGTTGATACAAAATTTCCAATAGATTGGCAACACTATAGAAATTGTATTTTACTTACTCAACATAATGAAATTAAACAATTAAATACAAAAATTCATAGAATTATTGAATTATAGTTGGCTATTTAAATAAAGGTTATTATATTACGGTTATAAATTTAAAAATAAGTTATATTATGAATCTAGATGCAATCAAGAAAAAACTTGACTCAATGTCTAAATCCACTAACAATTCAAGTAGTGGTAACAATTTTCCCCAAACAAGAAAATTTAAACCTTCTATAGGGAAACAAACAGTAAGAGTTGTACCTTTTAAGTACAATAAAGATTATCCTTTTACTGAAATGAAATTCTATTATGGGATTGGAAAATTTAAATTAATCGCTTCACCTTTAAATTGGGAAGAAAAAGATCCTATTGCTGAGTTTGCAAAGCAACTTAGAGGAACTAATGATAAAGAAAATTGGCGTTTAGCTAAGAAGTTAGATCCTAAAACACGTATTTTTGTTCCTGTTATTGTCCGTGGACAAGAATCAGAAGGTGTTCAATTATGGGAATTTGGTAAAGAAATTTACGAAGCTTTCCTACAAATGGCAGCTGATGAAGAAGTTGGTGATTTTTCTAATATTATGAATGGTAGAGATATCAAATTGGTTACAGTTGGTCCTGATGTTACAGGAACAAAGTATAACAAAACTACTATTTCACCTTCTATGAAACAAACTCAACTATCAACTGATAGTACACAAGTTGAAACGTGGTTAGAGGACCAACAAAATCCTAAAGAAACTTATCGTCCACTTCCATTTGATACTATTAAAGGTGCTTTACAAGAATGGTTATCTCCAGAAGAAGAAAATGAAGGGGATATTACTTCACAACCTGCTGAAGGTTTTAGTGATGATAAAGTAGATTCTAATTACAGTTTATCTACTAAGAAAAAAGAAACCAAAACAGACAAGTTTGATGCTATGTTTGATGAGGAAAGTGACGATTTACCCTTTTAAATAAAATTATATGGCGAGAAAAAGAAAATCACTGTCTGAGGCAGTTGATAAGGAACTGAAATCCAAGTTTAATTTAAATAGCTTTAAAGATAAAAAAGGTTTAGCATCTAATGTTAAGTTTAAATCACAAGATTGGATACCACTTTCACCTGCTTTTCAAGAAGTAACCTCTATACCTGGAATCCCAATGGGGCATATTGTTTTACTTAGAGGCCACTCAGATACAGGTAAAACAACTGCATTGCTTGAAGCTGCAGTAAGTGCTCAAAAACGAGGTATATTACCTGTTTTTATTGTTACAGAAATGAAGTGGTCTTGGGAACATGCCAAAATGATGGGATTTGATTTTAATGAAATAATAGATGAAGAAACTGGTGAAGTAGTTGACTATCAAGGACAGTTTATTTATGTTGATAGAGAAACTATTAACACAATAGAAGATGTTGCTGCATTTATTTTAGATTTAATTGATGAACAGAAAAGTGGTAATTTACCTTATGATTTATTATTTTTATGGGACTCAATTGGTTCAGTTCCTTGTGAAATGTCAATAAAATCAAATAAAAACAACAATGAGTGGAACGCTGGAGCTATGTCAACTCAATTCGGTAATAATGTTAATCAACGTATTACACTATCCCGAAAAGAAAGTTCAAAATACACGAATACTTTAGTTTGTGTTAATAAAGTTTGGGCAGCTAAACCCGTTGTACCTATGGGACAGCCTAAACTAATGAATAAAGGAGGGTTTGCTATGTGGTTTGATGCTACCTTTGTAGTAACATTTGGAAATATTGCAGATTCTGGTACTTCAAAGTTAAAAGCTATTAAAGATGGTAAACAAGTAGAGTTTGCTAAACGTACAAATCTTCAAATTGATAAAAACCATATTAATGGTATACAATCTAGAGGAAGAATCATCATGACCCCTCATGGATTCATTACTGATACAGATAAAGATTTAAAGAAATATAAGGAATCACAAGTTGAAGAATGGAGACATGTGTTAGGTGGAGGAGACTTTAATATCATTGAAGAAAATTCTGATACTTCACAAGTTGAAGTTTCTATTAGTGAACCTGAATAAAAAAAGTTATATGAAAAAAGATCTCTTAAACCTTCTTGATAATGTGCAAGATGATGGAAAAGAATTACCAACTCCCGAAAGATATATGCTTATTGACGGTTTAAATTTATTTTTTAGAAATTTTAGCGTTATAAGAGCTGTTAACCCTGATGGGGCTCATATTGGGGGTTTAGGAGGATTTTTTCGTTCTCTAGGTGCTTTGATTAAACAAATTCAACCTACTCAAGTTTATATAGTATTTGATGGGATAGGTTCTTCAACCAGTAGAAAAAATATTATACCTGAATATAAATCAAATAGGAACATTAATAGAATTACTAACTGGGACATTTTTGATGATATTGACGAAGAAGACCAATCAAAGGTAGACCAGATTACAAGAATAATCCAATATCTAAAAACACTCCCAGTAAAAACCATAACTATAAATAAGGTAGAAGCTGATGATGTTATAGCATATTTAAGTCAAACTCTACCTCAATCCCCTGATGATAGGTCATTTATTGTGTCTAGTGATAAAGATTACCTCCAATTAATAGATGATAATACTGTTGTTTACAGACCTATGGAGAAAGAATTCTATACTGAACAAACTGTAAAGGATAAATTTAACATTACCCCCCATAATTTCCTCTTATATAAGCTCTTAATGGGGGATAGCTCAGATGGGATAAATGGTATTAAGGGATTAGGTCCTAAAGGTTTATACAAACGTTTTCCCGAACTTACTGAGAGAGATATGTCCCTTGATGATCTACTTGATATAAGTGAAAGTAAATTAAAGGAACATGTAGTATACGCTAGGGTTTTACATGATATAGAATTACTAGAAAATAAATATAAGGTTATGGATCTATCTAATCCCATGATAGATGATAGTGATAAAATGTTTATAGATAAGTTTGTTGAAAACACACCTTTAAACTATTTGCCCACACAATTCATTGAAATGTATCAACAAGATCAAATTGGGGGTTTAATAAGAAATGTTGATATATGGATTAAAGAAGTTTTTGAAAATTTGTTGGAAAACAAATAAAAGGTTTTTACATTTAAATAAAAGTTATAAAATATGACGTTAACATCAATTGACGAATACGGTCCATCTTTCCAAATGAAAGTAATTTCATCTCTATTAACCCATAAAGAATTCTTACAGAATATAAATGATGTTTTAGATGATGAATATTTTTCAAACCCTGCACATAAATGGGTCATAAATGAAATTTTAGATTACTACGAAAAATATCATACTACTATTTCACTAGACATTCTAAAGGTTGAAATGAAAAAGTTAGAAAATGAAGTTCTTAAGGTTTCAATTAAAGAACAACTTCGTGAAGCTTATAAAGCTGATATTGAAGATTTAACTTATGTTCAAGAAGAGTTTTCGGCATTTTGTAAAAATCAACAACTTAAAAAGGCATTATTAAATAGTGTTGATTTGCTTAAAGCAGGAGATTATGATTCTATAAAGTACATGATTGAAAATGCTATGAAAGCAGGACAAGATAAAAACATTGGTCATGAATACCGTAAAGATATAGAATCTAGATATAGAGAAGATCATAGAACTATAGTTCCAACTCCATGGGAACCTATAAATGAATTGATTCAAGGTGGTTTGGGTAATGGAGATTTAGGTTTAATATTTGGTAACCCTGGTGGTGGTAAATCTTGGTCATTAGTTGCTTTGGGGGGGTTTGCTGTAAGGTTAGGATATAATGTAATTCATTATACCCTGGAACTAAGTGAATCATATACAGGAAGAAGGTATGATGCTTATTTTACCTCTACCCCTGTAGATAATCTAGAAAATAATAAATCTAAAGTAGACGAAATAATCCCTGAACTTCCAGGAGAATTAATAATTAAAGAGTACCCTATGGGTAAAACTACCATGTCTACAATTGAGTCCCATATTAATAAAGTAACAGATTTAGGTATGAAACCTGATTTAGTTCTTATTGATTATATTGATCTTCTTTCAACAAAAAAGAAAACAGTTGATCGTAAAGGTGAGATTGATGATATTTATACAAGTACTAAGGGATTAGCAAGACAGTTAAACATCCCTATATGGTCAGTTTCCCAAGTAAATCGTGCGGGTGCTAAAGATAACATCATCGAAGGAGATAAAGCAGCTGGGAGTTATGATAAAATGATGATTACAGATCTTTCTATTTCCCTTTCAAGGAAAAAAGAAGATAAAGTTAATGGGACCGGAAGGTTTCATATTATGAAAAATAGGTATGGAATGGATGGTCTTACTTACCAAGTAAATGTAGATACTACTATGGGTAAAATTGAAATTGGTGATTTGTATGATGATGAAGCTGATACTGTTGTAAACCCCGGTTCTTCAGATTACAATAATGTTGATAATTTTGACCGTCAATCATTAAAAAAGAAATTCTTCGATTTAAATACATAATATTAAATTTTTTTAAAACATGAAAAAAACCTCACTATTAGAAGAGCGTATAATTTATAAACCTTTTGAATATCCTGAAGCACATGACTATTGGATGAAACAACAACAAGCCCACTGGTTACATACAGAAGTACCTATGATGTCAGATGTTAATGATTGGAAACAAAATTTAAATGAAACTGAAAAAAATATTATTGGTTCTATTTTAAAGGGTTTCGCCCAAACTGAAACAGTAGTTAATGATTATTGGTCAACTTTAGTTACAAAATGGTTTAGGAAACCTGAAGTAATTAAAATGGCTGTTACATTTGCAGCATTTGAAACAATACACGCTGAAGCTTATTCTTTATTAAATGAGGAGTTAGGGTTAGATGATTTTAGTGAATTTTTAGAAGACGAAGCTACAATGGCTAAAATAAATGCCCTAACTACTGTAAGAGATTCTCATAATGGGGAACCTAATTGGCATGAAAGAGCAAAATCATTAGCTATATTCTCGGCATTTACTGAAGGAGTTAATTTATTTAGTTCATTTGCGGTCTTATTATCAT